AATCAAACTAAACAACAAAAACCCCGAAGAACATCTTAAACAACTTTTAAAGGAAAACAATGAATAAAGATACACAAAAAACAATGTTTAGCTCTGCCACTGGCAACTGGGCAACCCCACAAGACTTTTTTGATAAGTTAAACTGGCGCTTCGGACCCTTTGACTTGGACCCTTGCGCGAGCACCCATAATACAAAGTGTGCTAACTTTTTTACCGAAGCTGAAGACGGCCTGGGTAAGAGTTGGGAAGGCTTCACGTCCTTTGTGAACCCACCATACGGAAGAGGTATTGACAAGTGGATTGCAAAGGGTTATAATGAAGCAATGAACACAGGAACTAAAGTCGTGATGCTCATCCCAGCAAGAACCGATACAAGGTATTGGCATGACTATGTTATGAAGGCCTCAGAGATTCATTTTGTGAAGGGCCGCCTAAAGTTTGGTGATTCCAAGAACCCGGCACCATTCCCATCAGCAGTGGTTGTATTCGACGGCGGCGATGAACTTTGGCGCGTCGAGGGGATTAACCGATGAGCCGACAGCAGCGCCGAGCCTTAGCAAAACAGATGGGGAAGGATGTCAGCGAAAACCTCGCCGAAAAAATTTCCCACTTTGGCAAGTTGCCACAGAAATGTGACGCATGCGCAGAACCATTTGATAAACAGGACAGAGAGATGGTCAACTCGTGGAGCGTCGTTGTGAAGCAAGAGGTGGTCAGGCTGTTCTGTCCGCATTGTATCGAGAAAGCAAAAGGAGTATTAGAAAATGAGCGTGTCTAGAATAACCATTGATGGTTTAAAGAAAATTATTGCCGGTAAGGTTAAGGAAGACGCAACTTGCGTTATAAAGTTTTACTCAAACGATTGCCACCTTTGCCACAACCTTAAGGAATACTATCATGATATTTCCAATGCCGAAAGTTACGAAGATATCCACTTCTTCGCTTTCAATGTGGATAGCCATCCGAGTATTGAGAAGCAGTTAAACTTTAACGGTGTGCCAACGATATCACTTATCAAGACGTACAGTACGCCTCGCAAGCCGAAGGTGAGAATCTTGGGGGATCCGACAAAGCCCAACGAGAAGACTTGGTACACAGTTAATGAAATTAAACAATTTATTGAAGAGGAAAAATAACATGAGTTTAAACAAGAAAAGAAAATATGAAGCAGTGTTACTATATCTTAACGCACATCACCTTGAGCTATACAACAAGATTGACAATTTATTAGGAGACAGCAACGCCACGCTTGAGGAGATCCGCCAAGCTTTGGGGGAGTACGCTATCCTAGAGAGTTCCTTCACCACACTGAAGAGCAGGTGGGGTGCTGTGATTAGTCCTCCGCCCAAGGCGCAGCCGCCCCCGCAGGCCCCTCCACCAGAAGATAGCACGCCAGGCCGAGCAATAACAGAGGCTGAACTCTTCAAGAGATCTGCGGCATACAGAAAGTCAATGGAAAATAAGAAGACGGATGGAGAAAAATAATGCAAGAAACTTTTTCCTACGACGATGTGTTGCTGGCGCCCCAGTATTCTGACATTAAAAGCCGCTCCGAAGTGTCTATTTCGACTGACCTGGGGAACAACGTCGCACTCAAGCTGCCAGTAATCGCCTCTCCGATGGACACCATCACCGAGGCTGCCATGGCGATCGCCATTGGTATTAGCGGCGGCACCTCCGTGATTCATCGCTACAACTCGATTGAAATGCAATCTAGATTTGTGTCCATGGCGCAAGATATGGCGACTGAGCTTAAGGGCTCGGCCGGCCTTGTCGGCGCCGCGATTGGGATTACCGACGATTATATGTCCCGGGCCCTATCTTTGGTTAGCGCACAGGTATCATTCTTGTGTTTAGATGTCGCTCACGGCCATCACATAATGATGAAGGAGGCCCTTCAAAACCTGAGGGCAGAATTCGGCTCGGATATCCACCTGATGGCCGGCAATGTAGCCACCTTGCAAGGGGTCAATGATCTTGCTGACTGGGGTGCTGATTCTGTACGCTGTAACATCGGCGGCGGCTCTATCTGCTCTACCCGTATACAGACTGGCCATGGCGTACCAGGATTGCATACGATCTTTGAGTGCGCAAAGACAGACCGCGACGTCGCTATTATAGCAGACGGGGGAATCAGAAACTCCGGAGATATTGTCAAGGCCCTTGCAGCCGGCGCCGACGCAGTTATGTGTGGGTCTTTGTTTTCCGGTACCGATGAGACACCAGGCAAGGTTTTTGAGAAGCCAGACGGAACAAGATGGAAGACCTACCGCGGCATGGCCTCCAAGGAAGCACAAGTCAACTGGCACGGCCGCTACTCATCGCATGAGGGGGTCTCCGCCAACGTTCCATACCGAGGTTCTGTAGGGGATATCCTGGCAGATTTAGAACGAGGTATTCGCTCAGGCCTCTCCTATAGTGGGGCACGAACGATAGGCGAATTGGCGGCCACGGCGAAATTTATTCGTCAGACAAATTCTGGAATTTCAGAAAGCGGCACCCACATCAAAGGAAGAAAATGGTAGATCAAGAACCAGTTGACTACGGAAAGATGAACAAGAAAGTAGTCTTTACAGAAAATGATCACCGGCATGCTAAATTAGTAATTCGGTTAAGGCACGATGATTTAAGGCAGTCCCAGTTCTTTCGGGCAATTATTTCAGGCTATCTTGAGCAGGACGAAAGAATCCTAAGCTTTATAGAGGACATTAAAACCCAGTCTATAAAAAAGAAAACCAAATCAAAGAAACTGAAGCAGAAAGGCACAGAACTTCTGAGCGATACAGGCTTTTCGGAAGACCAGATAGATAATATCTTCGACCTCATAGCAGAGGAGCATCCCGAGTTATGAATAAAGACGGACTCCGACCCTGCTCGCGAAAATGCAAAGATTTGGATCAAGAGTGCCCACACACAGAGTGTCGCCTATGGATAGACCATGCCGAAGAGTACAATTGTTCCTTAATTTCAATATATGAAAACGGGCCAATGACCCTAAGGCAAATCGGTGAAAGGCTCGATATATCTTTTGCGCGCGTAAAGCAAATTGAGCAAAAGGCACTACTTAAGATGAAACAACGCGCAAAGTATTGGTAAAAATACTAGTTTTTACAAAATACACAACTATTTATTACTGACTCATTTCAAGGAGAAAAACAAGATGGCTCGCAAAAACCTTTTAACCGAATCCGAGATTCGCAACTTTATGAAGTTGGCGGAACTCCGACCACTCGGTGCAGACAAGATGGAAGAGATGTACGGCGAGGCGCCCGGTGCTCGCGATGAAGACGAAGACATGGACGATGCTGCCATGGACATGGACGATGCAGACATGGACATGGACGATGCAGGCATGGACGACATGGATGCAGGCATGGACGACATGGATGCTGAAATGGACATGGGCGCCGACGCTGGTGCAGGTGGCATGGTATCTGTTGATGATTTTATGGGCGCCCTTGAGGCCGCCCTAGAGGACGTCCTCGGTGAACCGGTATCTACAGAGATGGACGATGAGATGGCCGCTGACGATGACATGGAAGACGCTGACGCGCTGGACATGGACGCCGAGATGGACACCGATATGGCCATGGATGATGAGGAAGAAGAGCTTCCCGGCATGCGCGATGTGTACGAAAACCAAGAAGACCTTGTCAACGAAGTTGCCAAACGTGTTGCAGCACGACTGCAAGCAAAAGGCCGTCAAGAAGACATGGTGGAAGCTCTTGCTGAGCGCATCATGACACGATTAACCAAATAATCATTTGACAATTGCTTTGCGAGCGATTATAATAACCACTGGTCCCCCAGTGGTTATTTTTTAGGAGTATCATGGATATTTGGTGGCTACATGCTTTGGTATTTATATTTGGTTATATTACGTGTAAGACATTTTATTTTTTAAACGCTACGCGCGTGTCATTAAAATTACTGAAATCAAGTCGAGTTGCCTACTTATTGATGGCAGCCAAGATAGTTGAACAGTACGCAGTCTCGGAGTATAGCATGAAGCGCTACCTAAAAGAGTCACAACAAGACGAAGAAGTTATAAAAGAGTTCAAGATAAAGTTTGAACAAGATTTGGAAGATTTTAAAAATAGCACGATACATGATATTATCAACAATACTCCACCAACTTTTCGAGAAAACTTAGAGTTTGATGATTGGCGCTCGGCAATGAGATTCTTACAACACAATAAAGAAGACGCTTTTAATTTTTGGAGGATGGGCGGATGATCGGTAAAATTTTAGATATTATAACAAAAGTGGGGGATAAAAGCCAAGGCGCCTCCAAACAAAAAGTTCAGGTAGTTGATATGGCTGAACTAGAGGAAGAACTGGCAGAGATGCTAATGGGACAGCAGAGCCAACAAAGGCCGTCTGAGCCCGATCTGCGCACGATTGGCTTGTTCTCAGATGTCTCTGAGGAGAGAGTGGCTGAACTTATTCACGCTATGCTGTATCTCGATGAGGTTAACAAACTAAACAAGAAAGACAAAAAACCTATTAAGTTTTATATCTCTACGTACGGTGGCTCCGCTGACGACATGTTCGGAATGTACGATGTAATGCGAAACGTCAGAGAAACAACCGAGCTACACACGGTTGGCTTAGGAAAGGTTATGTCAGCCGGCGTTATTCTATTGGCCGCTGGCACTAAGGGCAAACGAGAAATAGGCAAGAACTGCCGCGTCATGATCCATTCTGTAATCGGCGGCAACCATGGCCCCCTGCACAATCTCTTAAATGAGATGGAAGCAGTAGAGCAGATCCAAAAGATGTACATTGAGTGCCTTGTCGCCGAGACTAACTTAAGCAAGAAACAGTTAAAAGATCTGTTAGAACGCAAAGTTAACGTCTATTTATCAGCAGAAGAAGCCGTAGAGTACGGCATTGCCGACATTATAATTTAGAGGAAAGAGAATGTCAAATTTTATGAAAGATATGTTTATTGAAGTGAGGGAACAAGAGGAGCATCTGACCCAACTAGATCTATTGAGGGAGATGGTCGAAGAGATTATGGACATCCAGCTACCCGGCTTGGAGCCGATAGCAGAAGCTGAACGCTTTAGTATGTCAATCCCAATTCCTAAGCTCAATCCCAACGAAGCATGGGGAGATCCCAACAGTCAATCAAGACAAGACATTGATAGAATATTTGCATCCATCACTCGACAGCCAAGCATTCAGGCGCGTATCGAACACGTTAATAGTTTTGTTGACCCAGCGCGCGCCCAAAGAAAAGGGACTGGCGATAGATTTAATGCCATCCTTAACATGATGATGATCATCGAAGCACTGCAAGCATGCCTGAACGACTATAGTGAATCCTCCGCTGGGTTTGTTTTTGAAGGTTTTATGGCAGCAGTCACCGGTGGCAAGCAGATTGCGGGCCGCGTGGGAGGCACTCTTCCTATTGAAGATTTTGTAACAGGTGATGAAGAGGCGGTTAGTCTCAAGTTGCTGAGTCCCAATACAGGTATTCATGGCAGCTTCACAAATCTTATAGATTACCTGTTTATTCGTGGTGGCTCGGGTGTTCCGTCCATTAAATATCTGATTGCTCGCAAGAACTCAGAGGATGGAGAAAATGTTTCTCAGTTAGCCATATCTGATTTTATTATCACTCGCGAGAATGTTGTCAACATAATGACCGCAACCCCTAAAAACTCAGCCCTGCTCGGTAAAGCCGCCGGCGCCTTTGAACAGCATGTTAAGACATGGCAGGATTCTCCGGAGTGGAGACTGCAAATGTTTGAAATTCTCCAGCAGTGTCCCGGCTATACTAAGGGTAAGGGAATGTTTTATAAGAACCTTGACGCGGAAGGCACTTTTGATGATCAGGGTAGCGCACCGGCCGGCCCAGAGAAAAAACAAAAGCAGTTTGATTTAATGACTAAACAGAATCTACAGGTGGATCTAAAGAACAGCGCGGAAAGAGATGCCGCGGCTGGGAATGAGCCGGGCTTCGACAAGTGGCTAGCCAAATGGAAGATACAGGACGAAGAGGAGAAGACGCTACAGAAGCTCCGAGGCATCTACGATAAATTCTATGCAGCTAAAGCCGCAGAGGTACAGCAGGTTGCTGAGTCCTATTTTGGATCTTTCCACGAAAGAGAGAAGAGGCTTATGAGAGAAGAGTCCGCGCTGATGGAAGCTTCTGGCGGAAAAGATAGTGGCAAGCAGTGGACTATTACTAGAACTGGCATGGCAGATCTAAGAACAGTTGCGGACGTAGAATACTATGGCATACTGGATCTCTCTGACGAAAACATTAAGGCTGTGGCAGAAATCTATATTGAAAAACTGAAGGGTGATATGATGAGTCTCTTGGAGACTACCAAGAGCTTCACTGAAAATGTAGGAAAATATTTTAGTGCTGATAGGCGCTCCACCGCAATGAACGCCAACAAGCAAGCTCAAGCAGAGGGTGAAGAAGTAGTAGAACTATTGGCTAAATCTGCAGAGCCTGCAAAAGAAGAAATTTAAACAAATAACATTTGACATTTCCTCCATAAACGATTATAATACTAACATAACTTAGAGGTATCAATGGGTCGAGAATACGACGATAATCAATCACTACAACAAAAGATAATCAATGGAGCAAATAAGCTCGCTGATAATGTTGCATCCACACTTGGCCCCCGCGGCCGCAATGTTTTATTACAGGAGGCGGGAGCAGCACCGTTTATCACAAAGGATGGAGTCACTGTCGCTCACTTTGTTTCCTTGGACGATCCGTTTGAGAATGCCGGCGCCCAAATTATTAGACAGGCCGCAGTCGAAACCAATAACAGCGCCGGCGATGGCACTACAACCTCTACCGTGCTAGCTCGCGCCATCTTGAGAGAGTCTCAACGCTTTATTGCAAGCGGTGTCTCCCCGATTGAATTGCAGCGCGGTATAGATCTGACGGTTCGTGAGATTGTTAGAAACTTAAAAGAGATGGCCAGTCCAGTTACAAGCATTGAGGACATTGAACATATTGCCACCATCTCTGCCAACAACGACCCGGCTATTGGAAAACTAATCTGCATGGCATATGATCGCGTGGGTCAGGATGGCTCCATCACGATTGAAGAGTCTCGCTCCATCGAAACTTCCTTGGATGTAACTGAGGGATTCAGTTTTTCTTCTGGCTACTGCGCCGGCGCCTTTGTCACTGACGAACGCCGCTCTATAATGCATCATGAGGAGCCTCTGATACTAGTGACAGATTATCGCATTAGTAGCGTTGATCAGATTCTGCCAGTACTAGAGATGTGCGCCCGGGAGGGCCGGCCTCTGGTGATCGTTGCCGACGACATTGAAGGCCAGGCACTCGCCGCACTAATTATGAATGCAATGCGGGGAACTCTAAAGGTAGCGGCAATCAAAGCGCCGTACTACGGGGAAGAGAGGCGAAATACACTACATGATTTAGCGATATCAGTCGGAGCCACGTTTGTTTCTCGCGAATCGGGGTTGAAACTTCCCGAGATCAAGATGGTTGATTTCGGAACCTCAAAGTTTGTTGAAAGCACCAAAGGCAACACTATTTTTGTGGGCGGTAATGCAGACATCGAGGCCATCGACACCAAGATCTCCTCCCTGAAGGCCGACATCGAAGACACAGAATCTCTAGAGATGTGTGATTCTATTCAACAAAGAATAGTGAGACTAGCCTCCGGTGTTGCAATTATCAGAGTCGGCGGCGCCACTGAGGTCGAGATGACGGAGAGAAAGCATCGCATTGAAGATGCGCTAGAAGCTGTTAAAGCGGCACAAGAAGAAGGTATTGTTGCAGGTGGTGGTACCGCACTGTTGCGTGCCTGCCAATCCCTTGTGGTTACAACCGATGGTCACGCAGATCAGATTAACGGAGCCATGGTGGTAAAAGAGGCTTGCTACGAACCCATTCGCCAGATGGCCTTGAACGCCGGCCACTCCCCCGATCTAATTACTAAGAATGTCTTAGACGCCAACTCCGGATTTGGATGGGACTTTAGAAATAATCTATTGACAAACCTATTAAACACGGGTATTATAGATCCTGTTAAGGTGACGAGATCCGCTTTGCAGAATGCTACAAGTTGCGCCGGTACTTTAATCACCACCAACTACGGCATTATACAAACGGAGTCA